AATGCCAGGCCGAAAAAGGTGTATAGCCCTTGCAAAAGCATCCAAAAACCTCGGTTACGACTTCACAGAATCAGACTGGATGTTTAATCCCGAAAAGATCAAACAAACTCTGTTATCCCAACCCACACCACCGGAGGCAGCATGAAAACAGTCCCTACAATTCTACAACAAACAGGTTGGAGAAGACCAATGCATTGCCCGTTGGCTATTTGCCAGGACCATGAAGCCCTGAACAAAATATCCCAGCATAATTTCGACCTGGATGATCCAGACTTCATCGCCTATCACAAGTCAAGAACAGGCATTTGTATCGGCCAGGAAGAAAAGCCGGAACTTGCCAGGTTTTTATTGATTTCACCTGATGCGGAAAACTGGCTGCTTACCTCTCCGGATCTTAAATTTTTGGTGTCCGGAGAAACAGTTCCTTTTGGGAAAGAGCGGGAACTAAAAGTGATGTGTAATAAAATCATGAAAGCCCGTCTCCAGGATTCCTGGGAGTTGTTTGTCTTTAGAGTTAAAGGCCGCCCGGCCGTGTCAGTTCCGGGTGTTGACCATGCCCTTCAGGCATTTGCCCGGCCGGAGGCAGCATGAGCTTGCAAGAAGACATTAAATCCATCAAATCAAAAGTTGAGCAGTCCGTATTGTATTCAATTTCTGCAGATCCTGACGGCACGGTTCTTCTAACTGTCTTTGAAAATGGAAAAGCAGTTGGAATAGAGCTGTCTCAAGGCATGTTGAAACAAATGGTAAAGGAGCTTAGCCATTATGTCCGATAATGCTGTATATTGTTACAATCGTTCCTTTTTTCGGTTTTCCCTTTCTGTTTGCCAAGTGGTGCCGAACTGCGAATATCAGCTCCTTTTCCGTAAGTTTTCTATAAGCAATAACTTTATAAGTGACTCCATCCTGATGATCTATAAGTTTGTTAATAATGTTTGGTGTATCCATTTATACCCCTTCATAAGTCTATGTTTACATTCACCGAGTCAGCATGAATGTCAAACATGTTGAAACCATATCTTGGGACCTCTTGTCAAACCACAAGAACATAATGGAAAAGTCTAATGATAGATTTTGAAAAGCTAAAAGACGCGATCACAGACATTCTCAGCCATCACCAGATGGCCGTTGGTAAGGTCGGTGCAAAGCATGTCTTTGCTGTGCTCAAAAAAGGACAATCCACGGGTTACAACGAAATGAATCCGGCCTTTGCCATGGAGCGTATTGAATTCATGTCAAGGCCGGAAGCAGATCGCCCCACACAGACACATAAATTGGATCTGGTGGATTTTATGCTGGGCATGATCATGACCAAAGATGTGACCCCGCTTATCCTGTTAAATAATTTCTTCAACATCATTAGCTTCCAGGCACCGGATGTCCCATTGAACGAAGCCGGGCTTTTAGAACTTCTGCAGCGTGTCAACAAAGAGCATTTTGACGTTGGCGATGAAGTAATGGACCGGCTCAAGGACGGATTATTCAGCCGTGAAGACGCTATTGTGGTCAGTAAAGAGGCTATGGAACTTATCAACGCATGTGCCCAGTTAAAGCAGTTTTCTGACATTAAAATTTCGGAATAGTGGTGAAAGATTCTAAGGAAAAAACAGTGGCCATACCAGAAGTCACAGAAGCGGACCGTATGATCAAGATCATTGACGACACGATCCGGGACCTCAAGTTGAGGCGGGCAGAGATTATTGCAACTCTTCCCCGGGAACGCTCGGTTGGCCGCCGCATCACTCATATTTCCGCCCCTGGGCTTCCTCCCCGGGCCATAAGGAGAACAAAAAAATGAACATGGAATGCACACACGGGAACCGTGAAATCTGGGAACAGGATGGCGAAGTATACGATGCCTGTCAAGACTGCGGCAAAACCCAGAGCAGGAGTATTGATGCAATTAAAAACTCTCTGCCGGAATGCAGGATGCTTGCAAAAAAATACAGAGCAGAAAGGGTACAAGACCGGCCGTATGTAGCCGGTGGGGTCGTTGTAATCTATGACCAGGTGGTTGCCGGATGGATGTCAGAAATCAGAGACCCTTATAAATGGTCGGCAGGGTGCATAGCACTTGACGTGGACGGCAATGGATGGATTTCAAGGGGTGGGAATTACCAGGACGGTGCAGACCTCTGGGAGGCCTTATAATGCAAATATCTTTTTCAGGCACCCACGGAACAGGTAAGTCTACCGCCGCCGCCTTGGAATATCGCAATCAAAAAATGCTCCATCCGGATCAATCCGTTTATTTGCTTTGTGACCTGGAATCGTTGTGTCCGTTTCCGATCAACAGGGAAACAACAGAGCAGGCACAATCATGGATGTTTGCCAGTCAGATTCAACATGAGACCCAGGCTGCATCCAGGTTCGATGTCGTAATCACAGACAGAACCATAGTGGATGTTATTGCATACACATATGTATCAGGATTCGAGGCCCTGGCCTGTGCAATGCTTGGATATGCAGAGCACCATGTGAGAGTGTACGACGATATCACAGTCAAGCAGATGCAATTCAACGCCCACTGTCACCAGGATGGCATCCGGGAGACTGACCCGGGGTTCAGGGCTGAAGTCGAAGTCATTCTGAAAGATTTGTATCAACAACTAAAAGACACAGGAGCCATTCATGGTAACCTGTATTTTGCATAACTCCAGCGCCCGCCGCCGTGGCGCTAATAACGGGGCATTTTTCTCTCTACTTTTAACTTTTTGTAAACGCCCGCCGGTGCTGGCCATAGGTGAATCCGGCTCACACTTTCACATATCTGGACGTTGTTGCCTGCCGTGTAGGCTATTAAAGGGGGCGTCAGTCACCGTCCCCACCTCCCCATACCCCACCATAAGACAAAGCTCAAGGCAAAGTCTAATGGTCCGTGATGTGCCACAAAATGGCAACGGGTCCTTTGGTCGGAGGCTCTTCTTACGGTTTAGGGTAGCGCGGGCTTTGGCGCTATTTGATTTTGAAAAATGGACGGAAACCGGAAACTTCCTTGTTTTCGGTTGGTTGGGTCTGGTGATGGGATGAAAGAGGATGAACAAAATATGGATATAGGTTCCCAGGGGAATGTGGTCGATTACAAAGCCGCTGTTCAGGAGCGTGTGAAAAATGCTGAGCAGAAGATCGGCGAAAAAAAGCCGGGCTCTGGTGCTGCCGGATCTGGGAAGGCCGGTACCGGTGATAGTGGACTGGATTCTGATTTTATCATGAAGTGCCTGGCCAGAAATGAGCTGGGGGACGGGGAGTTGTTCAAACACCTGTTTCGGGACAACTTTGTGTTCAACAAATCCATGGATTGCTGGATGCGCTGGTCCGGGCATCATTGGCAGATCGATAAAATGGGTACTGCTGCGGCATCGGTTGAGGCTGTGGCCAGGGTTTATCAGGATGAGGCCCGGCGGCTGTCCGGCCAGATCAATAAGCTGACGGCAACCGATTCTGACAAGCACCGTGGCAGGATACAGGATCTCAAATCAGGCCGGGACGATCTGAACCGTCGGGTGAGTGCATTGCGGTCCACCCGACGGCGGCAGAACTGCCTGACATTTGCACATACATCTGATAACCCCCTGGCTATTGAGGGGCAGGAGGTGGATCTTCGGCCTTATCTTCTGCCTTGTCAAAATGGTGTGGTGAATTTGTGTACCGGTGAGCTTGAGCCGGGCAGACAATTGGACTATCTCGTTAAGGCGTGTGCAATAGAGTGGCCGGCGGAAGGCTTGGAGGCAGATTCACAGGATTGGGAAATTGTCCTGGATGAGGTTTTTTCAGGGAACCAGAACCTGGTTTCATTTCTTCAACGGATTTGCGGGTATGCTCTGATCGGCAATGTGTCTGAATCTGTCCTGGTGGTGCTGCATGGCCAGGGCCGGAATGGAAAATCCATGATTGTTGAGGCCATCTCAAAGATTATGGGGCCGCTGGCCGGGGCCATCCGCTCAGAAATGCTGCTGGATCAGCAGCGTGTGGCCAGTGCGTCCGGCCCTACGCCTGATATTATGTCGTTGCGTGGGCTGCGCATGGCATTTGCGTCTGAAACTGATGACGGGTGCCGGCTGTCAGTCGCCCGGGTAAAGTGGTTGACCGGCAACGACAGGCTGACCGGTCGTAATCCACATGACAAATATGATCAGGAATTCCCGCCGTCTCACACGTTATTTCTTCTGACGAACCATAAGCCCAGGGTTTCTGCCGAAGATTTTGCCATTTGGGAGCGCATGATCCTTATTCCTTTTGAATTGTCGTTTGTGAACCGGGAACCAAAAAAAGAAAATGAGCGGCTGGCGGACCGGGACTTGCCGACAAAGCTTGAGAAAATGGGGCCCCAGATTCTGGCATGGATGGTGGCCGGTTGCCTTAAGTATCAGAAAGAGGGCCTTCGACCGCCTGAAGCTGTCAGGAATGCAGTGCAGGAATATAGGCAGGACGAAGATAACCTGGGTGATTTTATAGATCAGTGCTGCCTGGTGGGTGAAGATTATAAAACGGCGTCATCTGATCTTTATGCTGTCTTTGAAAAGTGGTGGGAAAAGAACGTGTCAAAGAAGGTGCCTAAGCCTAAACCATTCGGGATGTGGATGGGTAAGCGGTTTGAGCGTGTTAAAGACGGCAAGATTTATTATCGGGGGGTTGGGCTTTTGGAGGAACGGGAGGGTCTCGGGGGGTAGTTTAGGGGAAACGTGGCGACCCTCCGGGCCGGTTAACGGTTCGTAATCCTTAAAAAAAAGGTGCTTCGGAATGGTAGACCCTGACCTTTGGACCATAACCGGCCTATTTCTAGAATGTTTTTATCTTTGATCTTTATTTTATTTTTTATACCGAAAAAGGTCTAAAGGTCCAAAAAGAAAAAAAAGAGTTTAAAACCAAAGGTTTAAACTTAGGAGGATTAAAAATCCATGGTCAGGCAAACATCCAAATCATCCAAACCCGGAATAAAAAGGAGTCTTATTTGCCATGAATATTCTTGAGGCGGCAGGCCAGGCAGGGATTGAGCTTCGGAAAGGTGTCACCAGCGGCAGGGAGTTCTGCGGGCCTTGCCCTGCTTGCTGGAAGGGAAATGACCGCTTCCGGGTGTGGCCGGACAAGGGGGACGGCGGGACATACTGGTGTCGTCGGTGCGGGGTCAAGGGGGATCTTGTGCAATTTCTCAAGGATTATTGCGGGTACACATATCCCCAGGCATTTGAAGCCGTTGGCAGGACCATGCCTGAGAATTACCGTCCCGCTGCATACCGGCCTGCCGGCCAGGAGAAACGCGCTGCTTTCGAGCCGGTGCAGCATGAAAATCCGGTGGAGACCTGGCAGACACGGGCCGAGGCCATGGTGGCTGAATCGTGTGCCGCGCTGCTGAAATACGACCGGGCCATGGCATGGCTTGCGGGCCGGGGAATTGACGAAGGGGCTGTACGGCTTTTCAAGCTTGGGTGGTTTGCGGGCGAAAATGGTAAGCCCTGTATGTTTCGTCCTCGCAGTGCCTGGGGTCTGCCGGATGTTTTAAAAGAGAACGGGCGTAAAAAGATGCTGTGGATCCCCAGGGGCTTTGTCATTCCGTGTTACATGGACGGGTTGATACATCGTATCAGGATCAGGCGCCCGGCTGGAGATCTGAGAACCCCAAAAGATATCCGGTATTACATGCTGCCTGGGTCAGGCAATGACTTGCTTTGGATAAACAGTGAAAAGCAAGCCCATGTGGTCGTTGAATCTGAGTTGGACGCTATGATGGTGGCGTCTAAGGCCGGTGCTTTGGTGGGGGTGGGTGCCCTGGGCTCTGCTTCAAATAAGCCTGGAGCCAGTGTGTTTTATCACCTTAAAAAGGCTCACCGTATCCTGGTGTCATTGGATTATGATGGTGCAGGGATTAAGTCGTGGCGGTGGTGGGAAAATGAATTTGATCAGGCCAGGATGTGGCCGGTACCTGTCGGAAAAGATCCCGGGGAGGCCTTTGAGGCTGGTGTGGATATAAGAACCTGGGTGATTCAGGGTTTGCCGCCGTCCATGACCATTGATCTTCACCCGGACGGGTATAAGCCACCGGCGGGTCTGTATCCCATGCAGGAACTGCAGTATCTGTTGCAGCGTTACCCGGTGAGTATTCGTGCTGAAATAGACAGCTTTGAAATCATGTTTGATCCAGGGTTTAACAACCGGGCCATCCGGCACCGGATCCGGCAGCTGTTTGAATGGGATGATGAAGTGCATTGGTATCTGAGAATGTATCACCCGGATGCCATTATTACCGGGGAAAATTGTGAGGTGAAAACTGAACATGTCACAGGATAAAAAAGACAACGCAACGACTTCGAGTCATCTTCCAAGCTTTAAAAGCCTGCACCAGGTATTGCAGCATTTGAAAGATGCCGGGTACAAGATCGGAAAATCCAAGCTGTATGAAGATGCTAAGAAAGGGGCCATCCGCATCAATCCGGATAACACCGTGCTGGAAACTGAGGTGCGGGCCTACGCCGGGACTTTGGCCCGGGTGGATGGTGATATCCAGGATCTGAATGACATCCATAACCGGAAGGCGGCCAAGGATGTCGAGCTGACGGGTATCAAGATACAGCGGGCTCAACTGGAGCTGGACAAGGAGTTGGGCAAGTATATCCCGCGCAATGATTTCGAACAGGAGCTGGCGGCCCGGGCCATGATTTTTGAAAACGGTTTCCGGAATCTTTTTGCCACCCAGGCGGCAGAGTGGATTGCTCTGGTGGCCGGTAAGCCGGGAAAGCTGCCGGATTTCATGCGGGTGCTGAACCAGGCTTTGGACGGCCAGCTATCATCCTTTGCCACAACACGTACTTTTCAGGTGATTGTGCTGGATGAGAGCAGTCAGTCATGACGCTGTTGTTTAATGATACGGATACTTCCAGATGGGTGAAGGTCACCTGCAGGCCGGACTGGATGGAACAGGAACTGTGGGAGGCCCTGGCAGTGCTGATGGACCGGCAGGGGCTTTCTATCACTGTCCGGTTCACAGCGGCTGAACGCAAGGTGTTGAAAAAATACAAGCCCATCAAGGCATCAGAATGGGCGGAAAAACACCGGGTGCTGACCTATTCCGTGCTGCCAGGAAAGTGGAGCAATGCCATTACCCCGTATGGTATCGGGATCATGGATGCATCTATATTGCCGTTTGTTCATGAGGTGACCATCTGCGCTACTCCCCAGACCGGCAAGTCCGAGATTGTACACAATATCGTTGGGTACTGCATTGATCGGTATCCCGGTCCGGTGCTCTACACATATCCGGATGAACGTACATCAGGTGACAACTTAAGGGATCGGATTTTACCCATGATCCAGTCCTCTTCCCGCCTTTCATCATATTTTACCGGGTCTGAGCGGGACAAGGGTGTGACGCGGGTTAATCTGTCCCACATGCCTATTTATATGTCCTGGGGCCGGTCTGTGGCATCCATTGCAAACAAGCCCATTAAAATCGGGGTGGCCGATGAAATCGACAAATCCGGGTTTGATAGCGGTATCCGGGAAACCAGTGTTCTGAAGCTGATTGACAAGCGGTTTACCACCCATCGCAGCAGTTACAAATTTTTTAAAATATCGTCGCCCACCCTGGAGCATGGCCGGATTTGGCAGGAGCTTGAGAAAAGCCAGGTGGTGTTTGACTACTGGGTGGTGTGCCCCCTGTGCGGCCTGCGGCAGCTTATGGCATTTTCAAATGGCAAGGATGCAGGGGGTGAGCTGCGACCCGGCGGGGTCCGGTGGGATGGCGGGCATGAGGCTGATCCGTTGGAAATTAAAACCAGAAATCGTGCCTGGTACGAATGTGAACATTGCCAGGGCAAATGGGATGAGCGCCTGCGTGATAAGGCGGTGCAGGCCGGGGAATGGCTTTCAAAGGGGAAACAGATTGCCTTATTTACCTATTTGGAGACTTTTCGGCCCGCTAACATTGCATTTCATATTCCGTCATGGATTTCACATTTTGTTTATTTCGGGGAGATCGCGGCGGCATTCCTTGAGGGGCTGAATGACCAGGAGGCTATGCAGGATTTTAAAAACGGTTTTTGCGCTTTGCCATGGGTGGTGAAACGGATTTCATCTTCAGAAGAAAAGGTCCTGGAGGCCAGGAATGACTTACCCGGCGGGGTTGTGCCTGCGGATACCATTGCTTTGACAGCCGGGGTCGATGTCCAGAAGCGGGGATTCTGGTTTGTGGTCCGGGCTTGGAATCGGAACAAGGATCGCCACCTGGTCCAATATGGGTACCTGTCCACCTGGGACGATGTCCATGCCCTGGTTTATGATACTGCATGGCCTGTTGAGGGGCGTGATCCAGCCAGGCCCATGGGACTCTGGCGGGTGGCAATGGATATCGGCGGGAATGAAACCGAGGATAGCAACTGGTCCACCAAAACAGAAGAAATTAAAGAGTGGATCAAGCGTTTTGGTAAAAATCGTGTTTTTGCTGTGAAGGGGGCATCCAATAAGCAGGAAGCCACTGTGCGTAAAACCACTGTGGGGCTTAAGAAAAAAGGCAAACCCATACCGGGTGCCATGGATCTTTTTACCTTGGATACGGACAAGCTGAAACGGATTTTTTTGTCGAATTTTAATGTCGCAGACCAGGACGATGAAAAAATTGGCGTCACGGACCAGGCCCTGGAGGACATGAGTATGAAAAAGACCGTTTCCCTGCATGCGGATACTGGCATGGATTACGCTATGCAGATTCTGGCTGAAGAGGAGCGGGTTGACCCGAAAACAAAGAAGCGCAGCTTTGTGCAGGTCCGGCACGACAACCATCTGCTGGACTGCGAAGTCTATGCAGCCGCTGCGGCTGATGATTTCTGGGCACCTTCTTTGATTTATGCTTATGCGGCAAGCCGGCGGCGTGGTTCATCCGGCAGGCGGATTGTGAGCAGGGGGGTGCATGCTTGATAATGACATTACAGGGATTTTGGACGGCAAGGAAGAGATCCGGGAATATCTGAAGGGTGCCGGTGATCGAAAGCTGCGGGCATGGGTAGAGTTGGGAATGCCGGTACTGATTGATGGGGCAGGCAGGTGGCTGGCGCATAAGGATAACATTGAAAATTTTTTTAGAAAAATAACAAACAACAAAGTGACAATAATTCCGGATGAGAATGAATAATGCCGGATAAAATGGAATTGAAACGATAATGAAAGATGCAGCAGGAAATACCCCGGCACCGCTCACATCTTACGAAAAAAAATGGCGCGAGAAGGTCCAGACTGGGGCCTTGAATAAGGGGTACGATTTGCTGCGTAAAAGACAGGCTATGCCGCTTAAAGAAAAGGTTGAACTATCTCTGGAGCGTATCGAAGAATGGTATGCGGCTTTTGACGGCCAGGTGGCGGTCAGCTATTCTGGCGGGAAGGACAGCGCCGTTCTGCTTCACCTATCCCGGAAACTTTATCCGGATATTCCTGCAGTATTTTGCAATACCGGTTTAGAATATCCAGAAATACTATCCCTGGTACGGCATACCCCTAACGTCACGGTGATGCGTCCACGAATACCCTTCCATCATGTGATCAGGGATTACGGCTGGCCGATTATATCATCCGAGATAATTGTCCTGATCGAAACGTGGCCAGAAAGTTTGAATATGGAGAATATATTACAGAAACACAGTTGGATCTTTTCCCGGAAATGGAGGAAGGGTGAAATACAAAACAATAGTTATAGACCCCCCGTGGAAATATGGGAAATGGGGAAAAGCGAGCGTAGCACCGCCAGGGTCAGATTATGCTCCAAAAGATAGTCTTATCCCATATCCGACGATGACCCTGCAGGAAATTGCGATGCTGCCAGTCCCCTGCTTGGCAGCAGATAACTGCGATCTTTATCTATGGACAACACAAAAATATTTACCGAAATCGTTTGCAATTATTGATGTTTGGGGCTTCCGATATTGCCAAACCTTGACCTGGTGTAAAAAACCAAAGGGAACTGGTCAAGGCGGTCTATTTTGTCCTACCACTGAATTTTTGTTGCTATGCAGGCGCGGTAAAATGCCTAAAAAAATGCGTATCAATACAACCTGGTGGATAGCTAAACGCCCAATGCGACATAGCCAAAAGCCGGAATTTTTCCAGGATGTGATCGAACAGCAGAGCGATGGGCCGCGGTTAGAAATGTTTGCCAGGCGTAAAAGATCGGGATGGGACTGCTGGGGGAATGAAATCGAATCAGATATCTCGTTACCCATGGTGGCAGAATCAATTTAATGATGTATTAAATGTAATGAGGTTGGGAATGAGTACAAGGCATTTAAAAAACGCCAGGAGTAAGGGTCGAAAGGCATATCTTGATGGTATCCAGCTTGCTGATAACCCTATGCGTAGTACTGATAGCCGATACGAATGGGCAGACGTCTGGGAAAACGAAAAGCGTATTATGGATTTACGGAGTGCAGCATTGAAGGATCGTATAAAACTTAATCGGGCAAGGAGCTAATATGCCAGCATACATATATAAAAAAGGCTGTCTCTGCGTTAGAGATTTTAAAAACACAACAACAAAAGAATCGGCGTTTTTTGATTACTGGAAACAAAGATGGCCAGGAGTATCATGTGACGAAAATAAACTTGCATTATCAGCAAATTATAAGAACACCAGGCATGCTTTTATGGCCGGATTAGATATTGGAAAAGATAAAGGTTAATCGGGCATAATCCTGCCTGAAAGGAAATAAAAAATGTCAAACGAATTACCACCTATATGCTGGATCGTTGGGGCCGAAGACCTTGGATACGATGCAATTGATCAGGCAGAAGATTATTGCCCGGATTGTGCCCGGAAAAATGTTGAAATATTAAGAAAAAAATATCCGCAATTTGGGACCGAAATCATTGTTGATGGTGGCTATGAGGATTGTCGTGATAGTGACAACCTTGCGTACTGCACAGAGTGCGAATGCCCTTTATCTTGCTATCTAACAACAGCCTGGATTAGTCCCGATTGGACGAATGATGATCGCATGATCTGTACGTATGATGACTGGTGTAAAGCGGATGCAAGGATGGGTTAGAGGAAAGTTTATAATATATATTGTTGAATAAAAAAAACGGTCCAGCTTTTCGGCATCACCACCACCCTGGGC